ACAGGCATCTGAGATTATCGATGAAACAATGAAAAAGTTAGATAAAGAGGATGGATAACATGTCTCATCAACATGCTGTATATATTAAGAAAGGAAATAAAAATGGCATTTAGAGTTTATAAAGAATATAAAGATGAAGCGACTGAACAAACGATTCATACAACACAACTACCTACTCCATTAAATTGGAAAGTATTAGTACAACCTCATCAAGTTAAAACAAAAACTAAAGGTGGTCTGTACTTAGCATCTCAATCAAAAGACAATGAAGAATATATGACTGCTCATGGTCGAATATTATCTTTGGGTGATTTAGCTTATAAAGATCGTGATACTGGACAGTCATGGAGAATGACAACTGTACCAAAAGAAGGTGACAGAGTTACATACGGAAAGTATGCAGGTCAGAAAGTTACAATTAATGGTGTGCGTCTACTTTTGTTAAATGATGATGAAATTACATCTATTTTACCAGAAAGTGTAGAAGTTACATCATACATAGCGACATAACTTGGAGAACGCAACCATGCAAAATCAAGAAGAAGTAATAAATGAAATAAATGATGAAATAAAAAAAGCGAAGGCTGAACCTGAAGATTTTGAAATAGAGATTACAGATAATCCTGCTGAAGAAGCTAAAGACGTTGCCGAAGAAAAGAAGGCAGAAGAAAAGGCACAAGCAGAGCAAGCCAAACAAGAAGAGTATGGGGAAAAAGTACAAAAAAGAATACAAAAGCTTGTAGCTCAAAGAAAAGATGCTGAATTACAAGTTAAAGAGATGCAAGAGCAAAATGCTCAGTTAAATGCTAGACTGTTAAGATTAGAACAAGGTGCAAATAAAAACACTGAACAAGCATTTAATCAAAGATACTCACAAGTAAAACAAGCTTTGGAAAAAGCTGTTGAAGAAGGTGATACAAAGGCACAATTAGCTTTTACAGAACAGTTGGCAGATATGAGAGCTGCTGTTAGAGTTGCACAATTACAACAACAACAAAGATCTCAGCAGTCGGTATCACCGACAGTTGGCAGAGCACAACAGACAGTTTCAAATCCTGTTCCAGACAAGGCTATGCAGTGGTGGCAGAAGAATAATTGGTTTAATCAGCAAGGATTTGAAAGAGAGACAGCGACAGCTAGAGCTATCGATGTGCAAATTGAAGCTGAAGGATTTGATAAAAATTCAGATGATTATTATGAAGAATTAAATAATCGTTTACAGAAGGTGTTTCCTGAGTTAATATCAGGCACAAGTCCAAATAAGACTAAAGTAAAAAGTAGACAACCAGTTGCACCAACTACAGGTGGCTCGTCTTATAAGGGCAATAGAGTACGAATGACGAAAGATCAACTTGCAATGGCTAGAGAACTTGGGATTAATGATGAACAAAGTCTTAAAAAGTATGAAGCTGAAATTAGAAAACAGCAAAGGAGCTAATTATGGTTGAAAATAGAAATATTCGTGCAAATCAAAACAGGGTATCTGTGCGTGAAACTGAAACAAGACCAGACACAGCTTGGAAACCCCCCTCATTGTTGGATGCTCCAGAACCTCGACCAGGATACACTCAACGATGGATTGCTACCTCGATTCAGGGTAAAGAAACTCCAGACAATGTATACAAACGTATGCGTGAAGGATGGAGTCCACGCAAGTCCGAAACTGTGAAAGATCAGTTGTTTCCAACTATCAATCATGGTCAATGGGCAGGTTCTATTGGGATTGAAGGCATGTTGCTTTGTGAAATGCCTATTGAAAAGCACAAAGCACAGAAAGCTTATTATAGAAATAAGAGTTCTGAAGCAAACGAATCAATCGCAGGTGAACTAGATGCGTTAGGTCGAAAAACTGGACAAAGGATCTACCAAGATCGTGCGTCTAATTCGAGTCGTGGCAGGGATCTATCTGTCATGGAAGATTGAAACTTAACTCTGAGGAGAAATTTAAATGGCTAATGTTGATGCAGCCTTTGGCTTTGTGCCAGTTCGCCATATGAGTGGTAACATTCCTCGTGCAAATAAATACACTATAACTAGTGGTTTGGCAGAGAACATCTTTACAGGTGATCTTTGTATTCTAACAGCAGATGGTGTCATAACACCTCATTCTGCTACAGAAACAAACAACATTGGTGTTTTTGCAGGTGTGTCTTATACTGCTTCAGATGGTTCATATGTTTATAGTCAGTATTTTCCAACTGGAACTTCTGCTACAAATATAATCGCATATATATATGATGATCCATATATTGTTTATAAAGTTATGTCAGACGGATCTCCTGCTCAGACAAACATCGGTAATTGTGCTGATGTTGTAGCAGGTGCAGGTTCAACTGTGACAGGGCAATCTGGTTTTCAATTAAATTCTAGTATGGGTACAGGTACTGCTACTTGTAAAATTATTGGTCTTTACGAATCACCAGATAATGCTTTCGGTGCAAATGCTGTCGTTGAGGTGCTTTTAAATGAGCATATTCTCAAGGCAACAGCAGGTATATAAGGGAGATTAGACAATGGCTATGAATAGAGCACAATTTGCTAAAATGCTTGAGCCAGGGTTGAATACCCTTTTTGGACTTGAGTATGATCGTTATCCACCAGAATACGAAGCAGTTTTTTCTGCTAACACTTCTACAAGAGCTTTTGAAGAAGATGTATTGTTACAAGGATTTGGTAATGCACCAACTAAAGATGAAGGTGCAGCTATTAGTTATGATACTGCTAGTCAGCAGTGGACAGCTAGATATCAGCATGAAACTGTAGCATTAGCATTTTCAATTACTGAAGAAGCTGAAGAAGATGGGCAGTATGGTTCAATTGCTTCTCGTTATACAAAAGCACTTGCAAGATCTATGGCTTCCACAAAGGAAATCAAAGCTGCAAATATTTTGAATAACGCAACTTCAACTACAGATCCATATGGTGGTGGAGATGGTGTTGCATTGTTAAGTGCATCTCATCCTACAACAAATGGAACTCAAAGTAATACTTTGGCAACAGCAGCTGATTTATCTGAGACATCACTTGAATCAATGCTAATTCAAATCGCAGATATGAAAGATGATCGTGGTTTAAGAATTGCAGCTCAAGGTACAACTTTGATTATACCAACTGCATATACCTTCACTGCTGAGAGACTTTTAGAATCTCAGTTAAGAACTGGAACAGCAGATAATGACATCAATGCTATTCGCAATGGTGGTTATCTACCTCAAGGTTATCATATCATGAGAAGGTTAACTGATTCAGATGCATTCTTTATTTTAACAGATGTGCCTGATGGGTTAAAAATGTTCCAAAGATCCCCAATGAAAAAAGGGATGGAAGGTGACTTTGAAACTGGAAATGTTCGCTATAAAGTAAGAGAAAGATATTCTTTTGGATTTACTGACTGGAGAGGTATTTTCGGTACAGAAGGTGCTGCCTAACTAACTAAGGGAGAGTTTATCTCTCCCTTTTATTTTAATCCTGACAGTTGCAATGCAACTGACACTAGCCAAGACAGGAGATTAACATGGCTAATACGCATTTTTCAGGACCTATTCTATTTTCAGGAAAAGGTAATTCAAAAGGTTGGTTTGAAAACTTACCAATAGATCGCAATCCAGATTACATGGTTTACATGGATGATTTTACTGGTGTTGCTTTAGATAGTACAAATGACTGGACAGTTGTAAAAGATAGTAGTGCTTCAGCAGCTATCGCAGCTGATGTTGTAGGTGGTGCAGTTACTTTAAGTTCACAAGCTACCACTGACAATGATGGTGCTTCAATACAAGGCAATGAGATTTTTGCAGTGGCATCTGGTAGAGATATTTGGTTTGAAACTAAAATAACTCCGACTGATGCAGAAGGTGATGCAATGGATATTTGTATAGGTTTAACAGTAAACTTTGCAACTAATCCAGAAGCAATGCTAACAGCAGCTGATCGAATTGTTTTTCAAGTAGACGATGGTGACAGTAATATTGATTGTGTGACTGAGAAAGATGGTACTGCAACTACAACAGATTCTGGAGTAGATATTGCGAGTGGTACAGCAGTTACACTTGGTTTTCATGTAAAGAGCACTGGCTCTGTTGAGTTTTTTGTAAACAGAAATAAAGTTGCTACACATACAGCAAATATTCCTGATGACGAAAACTTAGCTCTTGGAGCAATGGAACTATCTGGTTCTGCTACAGGAACTAAATCAATGAACATTGACTATATGTTTGCTGCCCAAGACAGATAATGGAGACTTAAATGGCTGAGAAAAAAAGAGCTAGAACAAAATCTGGCAAATTTATTTCCGATAATCCAGATACTCCTAATGTCAATGAAGCTTGGGTCAGTACCAAGAAAACTTCAAAAAGTAAGGCACTTCCCCCAAAGGGGAGTGCTGAATACAAAGCTATGCTATTGCGTGGCGAAATATCGGAGTGATAAATGGCAGATCTTACAAAAGTAACAACCATAGCTGACAATACTAGAGAAGTCGTTATGGCTTTTCAATATCAGTATGTTGACACTGGTAATGAAAGTGCAGTTTCTAAAATTGATGTTTCTGCTTTGGCAGTAAATGCTGATGGAGAAACTTGTACAGGTATAAGGATTGTAGAGTGTTGGTGGGTTATTTCTGCTATGACAGTAGAGATATTAGCTGATGCTGATACTGATATAATAGTGATGCATTTAACTGAAGGTCAGTCTGGTTACCAAGACTTTTCAAAATTCGGTGGATTACCAACTACCTCAAGTTTTGGAACGAATGGTACTGGTGACGTAAAATTTACGACAACTGGTGCAGGTGCAGCAGGTGATGCATATCAAATTATTATTAGAGGTATTAAACAGTATTAATGGCATTATCTGGTACAGTAGCATTTAGACCTAGTGTTGAAGAAATAATAGCTGAAGCTTATGATCGTTGTGGTTTAGGAGCAGAGACTAGAACTGGATATCAGGCAGTTTCTGCTCGTAGAAGCTTAAATTTATTATTTTCTGAATGGGCAAATAGAGGAATAAACTATTGGGCAGTTACTCAAAACACTTTAACTTTGGCAGATGGCACTACTAATTATACTTTACCTGTAGGAACAATTGATATTATTGATGCAGTGATTCGTGAAGATTCAACTGATCAAACAATTAATAGAGTTACTATATCAGAATATAATCAAATACCTAATAAAACAACTAAAGGCAAACCTAGTCAGTACATGATTGATAGGCAGTATACTCCAGTAATATATTTTTGGAATGTACCAGATAAAGCATATACTTTAAATTATTGGGCAATGAATCAATTGGATGATATTACAGCTTCTAATCAAGATGCAGATATACCTTATCGTTGGAGTGATTGTATTTGTGCAGGTTTGGCTTCTAAATTATCTATGAAATATGCACCAGAAAAATTTCAATTATTAAATGAAATGTATGAAAGAGCATTTAATCATGCAGCTTCATCTGATAATGATGGTGTAAGTTTGAGGGTTCAGCCTACTGTGTTGAATTTGGTATGACATGCCTAAATATGCAACTGGTCACAAATCAAGAGCAATATGTGACATAAGTGGTTTTGAAGTTCCATACAAAGATTTATTGACAAATTGGAAAGGTCAAAGAGTTGCACCTGAAGAATTTGATATAAAACAACCTCAACTAACTCCAGTTAAAAATATCAAGGTCACAACTGGCTTGTATAAAGCCAGACCAGATAATGATGCAGAATCTGCTACAGTTAATATTGGATATAATTATAATATATTTTCTACAAGAAATCAGATAAAAAATATTGGAATACCATGTTTTGGTAATATTGGTGTTTCATCTGTGGTAATAGAATAATGCCTAGATACGCAAAAGGTAAAAGATCTTTTGGAATGAGTGACAGAGGTGGTCACAGAGTTCCTTATACTCAATTAAAAACAACTTGGGATGGATTAAGAGTTGCACCAGATGAATGGGAAGCAAAACATCCACAATTGACACCACCTAAAAACGTAATTGATGCTACTGCATTATTTAAACCTAGACCTAGTTCAGATGCAGAAAATGTTACTATATTTATTGCACATACATTTGACCCATTTGCAGATCCAAGAACTAGAAAAACTGTAGGTGTTGCAGGTTATGGTAATACAAATCGTGTTGATAATGAAGAAATAAGAAGTTTTCCACAGCCAAGTGGAGTTGGTGGTACTGGAGCAGTTGGCACAGAAACTCCACTAGCATCTATTATAGAAACTGGTTTAGGTGGAACTGGTGCAGTTGGCACAGAATCACTAGAGTTAAGTATTACAGAGACTGGAGTTGGTGGTACTGGAGCAGTTGGTGTTGAAGCATTTGAATCATCTATCACAGAAACTGGTGTAGGTGGTACTGGTGGTGTAGGTGTTGAAATACCTGTTGTAGAAGTCACTGGGGTATCGGCTAGTGGTGGAGCAGGTTCAGTTGGTGTTGAAGCACTTAATTTATCTATTACAGAGACTGGAGTTGCAGGAACTGGTGGTGTAGGTACAGAAAATGTCGTTGTTTCTTTGACAGAGACTGGAGTTGGTGGTACTGGTGGTGTAGGTACAGAATCTGTTACAGTTAATCAAGAGTGGGGTTCAGGTGCTTGGAATGATGGAGCTTGGGGTCAATAAATGAGTTATACAACTTTAAAAGCCAATATACAAAATTATTTAGAAAATGATTCGTCAGAGCTTGTAGATTCAATAGATGTAATCATAGCACAAGCAGAAGAAATGGTATTTCAAAGATTACCAAACCTTCCTTGTTTTAGGAATAGTTTCACAGGTACACTTGTCGTTGGGCAAGCTGACTACACTCCTACGACTGGTACACCAAGTATAAGAATGATTCGTCAGGTTTCTATTACATCAAGTAGTAATGTTATATATTTAGATCATAGAATTGATTCATATTTAAGAGATTATTGGCCTAACTCCAGTACAACTGGAACTCCGATAATGTATAGCACTAAAACAGCAGCTGATGTTGGAAGTGGTTCTGTAACCACAATTACTTTAGCTCCTACTCCTAGTGCTACTTTATCTTTTCAAGTTGATTTTATTGGTAAACCAGTTGGTTTAAGTTCTAGTAATGCAAATACTTGGATAGATACAAATGCAACAGATGTTTTATTATCTGCTGCACTTTACGAAGCTAGTGCTTTTCTAAAAGCACCTGAAACATTAAAATTATATAAAGGTAAATTTGACGAAGCTGTACAATTATTCTCTCAAGAAATGGGAAGAAATTATACAGCAGAATACAACGGAGGTATTTAATATGGCTATAACTCAAGCAATGTCCACATTGTTTAAAAAAGATTTGTTATTAGGTGATCATCATTTAGATACAGATGATATTTACATTGCACTATATACAAGCTCTGCAAGTTTAGATGCGTCAACAGATGGATATACGACATCTAATGAAATAACTAATGCATCTGGTAGTGCTTATTCAGCAGGTGGCAAACAATTGACAAGTGTTGCTGTAACAGAAAATAGTACAAGTGGAGTATTTGATGCTGCTGATCCAGAATGGACATCTGCATCTTTTACAGCAAGAGGTGCATTAATATATAATAAAACATTAGGAGATGCTTCATCAAATTCTAGAGGTGCGATAG